AAAGTCAAATAATCCTGTCGGTGCGCCTATTGGTAACAAGAACGCAACAAAGAATAAGCCCTTTTTAGATGCTATGAGAAGGGCTTTAGCTCAGAATCCACAGAAAATTGGCAGGATTGTTGACAAGATATTAGAAAAAGCAGAAGAAGGGGAGTCTTGGGCTGTCAAAGAAGTAGCTGATCGTTTAGATGGCAAGGCAGTTCAAGCTAACACTCTTGAAGATGCAGAAGGCAACAATATCGTTACTTCATTAGAAGTCAGGTTTGTAAAGCCAAGTGAGTGAAATCACCCAAGAACTGCGGGAGGCAATATCTGCGGTTGACTTCCCTATCAAGCTGCAATTCCTCTTTGAGCCTATGCGTTACAAGGTTCTTTATGGGGGTCGTGGTGGGGCTAAGTCTTGGGGTGTTGCGAGGGCTTTATTGGTTCTTGGTGTCAAAAAGCCAACCAGAGTCTTATGCGCCCGTGAGTTCCAAAACTCTATAGGCCAATCAGTCCATAAGCTCTTATCAGATCAAATCATTGCATTGAAGCTGGAGTCATTCTATGAGATTACGCAAAACTCAATCAGAGGTAAGAATGGGAGCGAGTTTGCTTTTGTCGGACTTAAAAACAATGTTGCCAATATCAAGTCCTATGAGGGCGTGGATATATGTTGGGTCGAGGAGGCACAGAGCGTATCTAAAACATCATGGAATGTTCTTATACCTACGATCCGAAAAGAAGCCTCAGAAATATGGGTTACTTTTAACCCAGAACTTGAGTCAGACGAAACATACCAAAGGTTTGTTCTTAACCCACCAGACAATAGTAAAGTTGCGAAGATTAATTGGTCGGATAACCCATGGTTTCCTGAAACACTCAAACTAGAGAAAGATGCCCTTTTTAGTAGGGACAGAGAAGCCTACAACACAGTCTGGGAAGGTTTATGCCGTCAAACAGTAGATGGTGCTATCTTTGCTAAAGAAATGACGATGGCTGAGCTAGAGGGTAGAATAACGAATGTCCCTTATGACCCAATTAAGCCAGTCCATGCAGTATTTGACCTCGGTTGGGCTGACGCTACTGCTATTTGGTTTGTTCAGTTTATTGGCATGGAAACTCGCCTCATTAGGTATTACGAGAATAATCAAGAAACCATAGCGCATTACTTAGCTAAAATGCAGTCTTATGGATATGTATATGACACCATTTGGCTACCTCATGATGCTGGAAACAAAACTTTGGCCTCAAACGGCAAGAGTATTGAAGAAATCGTTAGAGCTTCAGGGTATAACACTCGAGTTATTGAGCGAACACCAATCGTTGATTCTATTAATGCTGCCCGAATGATGTTTAACAAGTGCTGGTTTGATAAGACCAACACGCATGAGGGACTGCAATGTTTACGCCATTATCGCTATGACGTTGATCCTGATACTAAACAGTTCAGCCAAAAGCCATTACACGACAATTACAGCCATGGTGCAGATGCTTTTAGATACATAGGATTAATGGTTTCTGAGCCTAGAAAAGCACCAAAACAAAAAGCAACTTATCAACTACCATCTAGCTGGATGGGCTAAAATGTGTAGTAAAAATGATACAGTTGTCTTAAAATCAGACAATCTTTAAGGAATTTCTATGGCATACGACAGAGTTGCAGACTCACAATCCGATGGTAGAATCGAAGAAGCCAAAGACTTTTTAAGACTTTGCAACGATTCTGACAGCAATAATCGTGCTGAAGCGTTAGATGATGTGAGATTTGCAGCAGGCGATCAGTGGCCCGTTGACGTTCAGAATAGCCGAGTATTAGAAGCTCGCCCATGCCTGACCATCAATAAAGTGGATGCTTATATCCGTCAAATCTGTAACCAGCAAAGACAGCAACGCCCACGCATTAAAGTGCATGGAATGAACAATGAATCAGATGCAAAGATTGCTGAGATTTTGACTGGTATTTGCCGTCACATCGAGAACCAATCTGATGCAGACTCAGCTTATGATCACGCTTTTGAATACGCAGTTAAGATGGGATGGGGCTATTGGCGTATTACTACTGATTATGTAAGAGAGGACAGCTTTGACCAAGAAATCTACATTAAGCCAGTTGAAAACCCATTTACTGTCTATTTTGATCCTAATAGCGTTTTACCTGATGGTAGCGATGCTGAGCGTGTCCTTATTACGACAGTCATCAGCAAAAACGTGTTCAAAAAGATGTATCCCGAAGCTGAATTTGACCAGGGTTTCTCCTCAAGGGGAACAGGTGATACCGAATCCGAATGGGTCACGAAAGAAGATATACGTATAGCTGAGTATTTCTACACAGAACGCACAAAAGAGATGCTTTTACAGCTTTCTGATGGCACTACAGGCTACAGCGATGAAATCCCTTCTAAAGAGGTTTTAGAAGCTGCTGGCATTACTGTCGTAGATAAGCGTGAAACTTGGCGTAAAAAGATTAAGTGGTGCAAGCTAACCGCTATGGAAATCCTAGAAGAAGGCGAATGGGCGGGTAAATTTATCCCAATCGTGCCTACTTATGGTCAAGAAGTGCGAGTTGATGACAAGCATAAGAAATTTGGCTTGGTTCGCATGGCAAAAGACCCACAACGTATGTATAACTACTGGTCAACCGCTTTAACTGAAACTGTTGCTCTCGCCCCTAAAGCAAAATGGCTATTGGCTGAAGGACAAGACGAAGGGCATGAAAACGAATGGGCAATGGCAAACATTAAAGCTATGCCTGTTTTACGCTACAAACAAACAGATATTGAGGGCAGACCAGCTCCACAGCCTACAAGATTACAGCCAGAGCCACCTCCTGCGGGCGTGATGACTGCATTATCAGGAATGAACGCAGATTTAATGGCAGTTGTTGGTATTTTTGATCCTAGCCAGCTTCCACAAGGCAATATGAGTGGTAAAGCATTGCAAGGTCAACAAGCCCAAGTGGATATGACCAATTTCCACTATTACGATAATCTGACACGCAGTATCCGTCACACAGGTCGCATCATTCTTGATCTAATTCCTAAGATTTATGACAGAGAACGTGTCATGCGAATCATTGGCGATGATGGAAAACCTGAGATTGTGACCCTAAATCAGCCTGGCACAGACGAAAATGGCGTGGCTAAGATTCTCAATGACGTTACTGTTGGCGAATACGATGTCGTAATGGATACAGGCCCAGGTTATAACTCCAAACGTCAAGAAGCATCAGAGTCTATGGCTACAATCCTCGCTGCTGATCCTAATTTAATGTCACAAATCGGTGATCTTTGGTTCAGAAATATGGATTTCCCTGGCGCAGATGTGATTGCTGATCGCCTTGCGACCCTCAATCCATTGGCTAAGATTGACGATAAGTCCCCTATCCCACCTCAAGTTCAGATGCAGTTGGCTCAAGCTCAAAAACAAATCCAAGACCTCCAGCAAGCCCTACAAGCTGAACAAATGGATAAGAAATATCGTGCAACTGTTCAACAGCAAGTGCAAGAAGCCGAAACAGAGCGTGAGAAGATGCGCCTACAAGTTAAGCGTGAAGATGTGATGACCCGCACAGATACCCAAGCGCACGACACAGTTATTAAGACTCAGACTCAACTTGAAGTAGAACAAATGAAAGCGCAGTTAGCCTTGATTTTGGCGCATATAAACAAAACCGATTTCAAAGCAGCTAATGCTGAAGCGATTGAACGAGCCATTTAAGCGTTGTAAAAACACAACACTTATGATATAAAAGCAGTTGTAAGACCTACCGCTGGGTTCAGCGGGTAAAAATCTTGAGGAATCTCATGTCAGAAGAAACAGCAGTAAGAACAGCAGACAATGTAGTAACGTCAGATAATTTAGCGGAATGGACTGCTAATAAACTTGGTTTAGCTAGTGAAGAAGCCCCTGTTGTGGCTGAAACTGTCGAGGAAACTCCAGAGTCAGAGCCAACAGTTGAGGCGCAAGCTGAGAGTGAACCAGAAGCAGAACAAGAAGCGGAAGTAACAGACAAGCCTAAACAAAATCCCAAACTTGAAAAGCGTTTTTCTGAGCTTACAAAACGTGCTAAACAAGCTGAAGCCGAAAAACAAGCCTTAGAAGCCCGCCTACAAGAACTTGAGGCTAAAGTTGCACCAGCACCACAACAGATTGAACAGGACATTTTGGGCGAAAAACCCCAAGCTAGTCAGTTCCAAGATGCTTTTGAATATGCAGAAGCATTAGCTGAATGGAGTGCGGAAAAAGCATTAGTAGAGCGTGATAAGCAAGAACAGCAACGCAAGATCGAAATTGAACGCCAAGAAGTTATTAAGTCTTGGACAAGTAAATTAGAGAAAGCCAAAGCTGAAATGCCTGATTTTGATGAAATGGTGGCATCTAGCCAAGTCCAAGTACGAGATGAAGTACGGGATGCGATACTAGAGTCCGATGTAGGCCCTCAAATCCTATATCAATTAGCATCAGATGATGACCTTGCCCAACGCATTTCTACTATGCCAGTTAACAAAGCACTCAAGGAATTAGGGAAATTGGAAGTTCAGTTTGAGCGTAAAGAAGCTCCTGCTGAAGTCAAAAGCGAACCTGTTGCTCGTAGTAAAGCACCAGCACCGATTAAGCCTCTCACCGCAGGCAAAGGTACACAAGATGTTCTCATCGATGGAGATGGAGCATTTCATGGTACTTACGCCCAATGGAAAGCAGCACGACAGGCTAAACGGATACGCTGATAACCCAATTTATATTTAAAGGAAATAATCATGGCAAATAATTTGCTAACTATTTCTAAGATCACCAACGAAGCCTTGATGGTCTTAGAAAACGAATTAACATTTACATCTGAGGTTGACCGCAACTATGATGACCAATTTGCGGTAGTAGGTGGCAAAATTGGTAACACAGTAAACGTCCGGAAACCTGGCCGCTTCATTGGTACCACAGGTCCAGCTCTTAACGTAGAAGATTTCAACGAGACTTCT